TTGCCGCCGACGACCTTGTTGAGCAGCGTCTTGTTATCGACCGGCTGCGCCTGCTTGGGCGTGGTGTCGGTGGTGGACGCGGTCTTGTCCGGTGCCGCCTGATCGCCCTGCGCCGGCTGCTGCGTCGAGCGCGTGACGACACGGAACACCTCCTGCATGTGGCATTCCAGCATGAGGCTGTATTCCGTCGTGTGATCGGTGCGCACGCCAAGCTCGATGATCAGCATGTTCTTGTAGGCGCGCTTGCCGGTCGTCAGGTCGAACGGCTGGCGCTGGTGCATCAGGTCGAGCAGGCTTTGATAAATCTGCCGGCAGCGTTGCTCGCTGAACGAGCCCAGCAGCGCATCGCCGGCTCCCGCCAGGCCCCCGGCAATAAACCCGCCGACTGCCGCGCCGACCGGGTTCGCGTTCGTCCAGCCGCAGCGCATCGTCACCGTCGCCGGCACGATATAGGCATGGTCGGCGACCGATGAGCCGTCGGCGATCGGATGCTGCGTGACGACGACGCGGTCGCTGTGCTGTTCCTCAATGGTGACATCGGGAATGATAGTACCGATCGATCGCCCCTGGCGGATGAACGCCGGGATCAGCCCGGGGACCGCCTGCAACGCCGGCTGGGCGAACGTGCCGATGGTCGAGAGCGCGGTGAGGGCGCCGCTCATCGCAGCGAGCCCTGTGCATTGCGAACGTACTGCTCATTGACCCGCGTCTGCGCATCCGCCACGCGCATCGCCGTCGCCTCGGCGGTCGGCCCTGCCGCGACGTGGATCGTCGCGCTGTTCTGCACGGTGAGAGCTTTCCCGCCGCCCGTGCCAACGGCACGATCGCTGCCCAGCGGCTTCAACGCAGAACTGACCATACCCGCGTAGCTAGCGCCGCTGGTGCCAAACGCATCGCGTCCCGCCCAGCCGCCATGCAGTTGCCGCAGCGCCCCGCCGACACCGAGCAGATGCGCGGTCGCCAACGTGCCGGCACGGTCCTCGGGCGATAGCGCCGCGAAGGCCGGATCCTTCATCAGTTGCTCGTAATGCGCCTTGGTATAGCGCGCGAAAAACCGCTCCTGCATAGCGGGATCGGAGAGGAATTGCTGTTGCGATGGGACGCTCTCGCCAAGCTGTCCTGCCGTCTCGGCGATCTCGGCGGCACCCATCTGATATTTGCCGGCGAAGCGTCCGCTCGATCCGCCCATGATGTCGTAGCGGTTGCCTGATTCGCGCTGGCCCAGCGTGTTGCGGAAGACGTCGTACTGCTCCGGTGACAGGCCGATGCCAGCGCCGCCAGCGCCGCCGCCGAACCGATCGGCGAGGAACCGCCCGGCCCAGCCGCCGCCAACACTGCTTTCCGGCTTTGGTGCGGCGCCGCCGTCCTGCTTGTCCAACTCGATCAGCTTCGCGCGCATCTCGGCGGGACTGAGTTTCTTGCCCTCCTTGTCGGTGAAGAAATCGGCCCCTGCGCCGGAATCAAAGCTGCCCGGTTCTTGCCCTGCCGTGTAGCCGCGCTTCTCCGCCGCGGCACGCAATTTCTCTGCGCTTTCGTATCCGAGATACGCCGCACCAGCGACCGCGGCGGTCGCGGCCGCACCGGCAGTGACCGCTCCGGCGGTCGTTCCTAAAACACCCGCAACGCCGCCGACGACAGCCTTCGCGGCGGCGGGCGCTGCCCTTGTGGCGAGGAATGACGCCAGCCACCCCGGCACCTTCCACAAGGTGAGGGCGCCCGCCATCACGAGGATATCGGTGAAGAGGCCCTTGATGCCGGTCATGCCTTCGAGCCAGCAATCGATCGCGACGCGAATGTCGTTCAGCGGCTTCAGCATCTCGCCGACCGATTTCGCCATCCCGTCGAAGCCGCTCCAGTCGAGCGCGCTGTCCTTGCCGGACTTCCAGCCCTGGTAGTCGTCGATCAGCAGCAGCAGCATGGTCAGCGCGCCGATGAACCAGGCGAGCGGCGATTTGGCGAGCGCGACAATCCCCGGCAGCGCCACCAGCACTTCCAGCATGTGCTGGATTGCCGGCGGCAGTTCTTCGAAGGTCTTGATGCCGACGTTGACGAGATGGATGAAGCCGGCGAGCGCGGTCGCCGCGGTATCGAGCCATTGGCTGATTTGTGGCAGCGCCGCAATCAGCAGGTCGGTCAGTTCCCGAAGCTCGGGCAGCATCTTCTCGAACAGGCCGAGCCCGAACTTCTGCTGCAGGGTGTCGAAGATCAGGCCGATCTGCCTGAACTGCTGCATCACCTCCGTGGACTTCTTGGCCCATTCGTCCTGCCGCTGCGACACCTGCTGGTCGGTGCCGACGCCCCACACCGCCCGCTGCATCTGCCGCGCGAGGCCCTGCTGCTGGCTGTATTGCCCCGACGTGAGCGCGAGCATGGTGCGCTCGTCGATGCCGAGGATCTGTGCGGTGCGCCGGGCAATGGCGTACTGGCCGCGCTGCGCGTCGGTCCCCTGCGCATACGCCGTCGTGCCGCCCATCGCCCGCAGGATCGGCCCGAGTTGCTCAAGCTGGCCGGCGGTGTCGCGTGCGGTAACGCCGAGGGTGCGCAGGAACCCGGTCGCGGCGGGCCCCATGTTGCGCGTCCAGTCGCCGAACCGCTCGATGCTCGACCGCGCCTCGCCGGCCGAGATGCCAAGCTGCGACATTGCGAACGTCGCGGTCTGGATGTCGGCGACCGATGAGCCGATGCGCTGGCTCATCCAGTAGAACTGCTCGCCGGTCTCCGCGAGGTGCTTGGTCAATTCGAGGACCGCGCCGGCGAGCCCGGTGATCTCGGCGGCGACGCCGGCAACCGATCCGGCAACCTGCTTTAGCGTCGAAAGGAATCTGTTCTGGCTGGCGCTATCGACCGCGTAGCGGACGCTGATCAGATATTCTTGCAGTGTCTCAGCCATCAGGCGGAAGTCCTCACGCCAATCGGCTGCTTCGTGGGATCAACCGGCTTGGTCGTGATGTCGCTGTACCAGGGGTTGCCGCGGTTCTCGCCCCAGTGCCGCACCGCGCCGACGACGTAGAAGCCGTCGGCGGCGAGGGCCATGTTGCTGAATGTCAGCGCCATATTGGTGTCGGGCAACCGCCCTGGCTCGACGCCGGTGTAGGTCATCACGTCGCGCTGCGCGATCTTGACCTGGCCGCCAGGAATGATCGCCGGGTTCAACAGGCTGCGCGCCTCGACGCCCGCGCCAAGCGTCTGCGTCGGCACGCCGATCAGCCCGGTCTGGCTGTTGAGCACCGGCACCGTCTCCGTGCTCATTTGCAGGTATTCGCTCTCGCTGAGCATGTGCAGTTGGTTGTTGGTGTCGATGTAGACATTGGCGTTCGCCGACTGCGCCACGTCGCGCAGGATATCCGACGCCATGCCGAACAGCGTGCGGCCGCGCGGCGATTTGTCATCGCCGAGGTCGGTGATCTGCCCGAGGGTGATCCCCGGCATCGCCGCGAGGCACGCCATCACCACGTCCTGCTTGGCGTAGCCGACGGGGATCCAGGTGTTGACGACCGCAGCATTCAACGGCTGGTCGGCCTGCACCGCGACGATCTCGACGTAGGTTTCCGTCGCCTGCCGGCCGCGCCGGTAATACGCGATCTCTCCGGCGAACACCTGCCCATACTGGCGCGACGGCGGCTGGTAGCCGGCCGCCAGGAAAACGTGCGTCAGTTCCTTCTGCATCCGATTGATGACGTCGTCGCCGACGTTGAAAACCGTGATGTGGCCGATCCACGGCGTCATCAGTTGCGTCTGCTCGATCGAGAAGCTGAAGGCGAGGTCGGACAGGTCGATCGCCTGCTGCCCGGATGGCGGTCCGACCGATAGCGACCATTTGCGCAGCCACAGCAACGCGCCATCGGTTTCCGCTGCAGGGACCGGCGGCGCAAGCGGCACCGCGGCCGTCAGCGGCCGGTCGGGGATCGTCACCTCGGTCAGCGGCGGCAGGCTCATTGATTCTCCTGTGCCTCCCGCCAGCGGTGCTCGTTTTCCGCCTTGACGTTCAGCGCCTCGTTCGCCCACGCGATGTGCTCGAGATCGACCGAGCAATCGAGCAGGCTTTCCAGGCGCATCATGCCGGCGAGCACCGGGCGCATCAGGAAGTCCTCGTCATCGGGCAGACTCAGCCAGGAGATGTTGCCGGGCGGGAGGTGGTATCGGTAGCGCTGCTCGGCGATGCGGCTCCGATAGCGAAAAAACCCCCGAGGTTCTCCTGAATGACGTGCCAGCAGATCGTCATCAATTCCTGCACGCCGATGTCGTCGTACATATCGCGCCCGCCGACGCGCATCTCCTGCCATGCAGCCGGTCCCGCGCCGTTGCCGCCTTCGCCGCGCTGCGTCACCGCGAGACACAGATCGACCAGGGTATCGACCTCTTCCTTCTTCATCGAGGCAAAGGTGTCGAAGAACGGCACCATGAACGCGAGTTGCCGCGCCGCCTGTGATGCATCGGCGGGATCGGTCAGCGCAAGCTGCACCATTGGGCCGAACAACGGCCCGAGGCCACGCAGCAGATGAAGCTGCGTGCGCGCGTTCATCTTGCGCGAGCGGTAGTGGTGCCCGGCGACCTCGAATTCGGCCATCGGTTATGAACTCCCCGGCGTGCCGTCGCCCAAGATTCCGTCGATCGCCCCGGAATGAAACGCCCATTCCTGCACCCCGCCATCTTTGGCGAAATTGACGTTCGGCCAACGCTGGAAGGCGCATTGCCGGCAAGAGATCTGATCGCCGCGCGCCGGATCGCTGATGACGATGGTGTTCTGCCCCCACAGTGCCGACGAGACACGCTGCAGGTCGTACATCTCCGACAGCATCTGATTGGTCGGCGAGGTCTTGAGGAAGCGCAGCGTGACCGTGCCGCCGTTGCCGGCGTGCAAGCTGTGCATCACCGAGCCATCGGCGCCGATGGTCATGGTGTTCTTCTCTTCCACCATGGCAATCGAGATGCCTTCCTCGGAATTGCCCGCGCCATTGCCGAGCGAGAAACTGCCGCCCGGCCCGACGATCGTGGCAGCGACGTCAATGAAGCTATAGGTCGCCACTGTGGTGTTTCCTTTCGTGCTGTCGGTTAAACCTGATCGACCATCGGCACGCCGGGTGCCTGGCTCTCCGCCCACGCTGTCGCGCCGCCGCGCAGCAGATTGGGATAACGCACGCCGCCGCTGTGCCGGATCACCGCGCCGCCGCCCTGCTTCAATCGGGTGAGGCCGCCGGTCACCATCATCGCCAACTCCGCCGCGGCGCCGCCGTTGAGCCGAACGAAAGCATCGAAGGGCG